AGACATGGGCACTAAAAAAGAGTTCATGGACAATATTAAATTGCAACAGGAGTTTGCTAGTGGAAAATAAGAAACTAAGATATTCTGAAGCATTTTATAGTGTACAGGGGGAAGGCCGATACGTCGGTGTTCCTTCTGTTTTTTTACGTACATTTGGTTGTAACTTTCGTTGTATGAACTTTGGTACAGATGAAAAACGTGATCGTTGGGAGCAACACAAAGATGGTAAAAAGCATAATGCAGAAGTAAAAGCACTTATTGATGCAGGTGTACATAAAACTACAAAAGAGTTCAACGACTTACCTATTATACATACAGGTTGTGATACTTATGCTAGTATCTATCCTGAATTTAAGCATTTTAATAAATTAGCAACAGTAGATGAAGTTGTTGAACATTTATTAAGTCTTGTCCCACAAGGAAAGTGGACACAAGATAATGGTCAAGATATTCATTTGATCTTTACCGGCGGCGAACCTCTATTAGCGTGGCAGAGACTTTATGTCGATTTATTTAAACATCCACGTATGCAGGACTTAAAACATGTTACATTTGAAACAAATACTACACAACATTTACACGATGAGTTGTTCGATTATTTACAAAACCAAGACCGATTTGAAGTCACTTGGAGTTGTTCCCCAAAACTTAGTGTTAGCGGAGAACCTTGGGATACTGCTATCAAACCTGATGTTGCTTTTGAGTATCAGCTTATTAACAATAGCAACATTTATCTTAAGTTTGTTGTTGCTACTCAAAATGATTTTGATGAAGTTACTAGAGCTGTTCAAGCATATCGCGACATGGATATCAACTGTCCGGTTTACCTCATGCCGTTGGGAGGACGTTCGGAAGAATATAACCTCAATGTTAAAGATGTCGCCGAAGCATGTATGGAGCGAGGTTGGCGCTTCACACCAAGACTCCACATATCCTTGTTCGGAAATGCATGGGGAACGTAAGAAAAAGATGAAAAAGACAATAGATGAAAAAGAAATAAGAAAGGCAGGATGGTAATGAACAAAGTAAAAGATTGGTTCGATAAAACTATCAGAAAAAAGAAAAAGAAAAGTCCTCCTACTAACGAACAGACAAGACGTAAAACACTTGAGTTAGACAAAGAGGCAGCCACAAAAGCTGGCAAACCTTGGGTTGCAGTAATTGATACCCAAGTGAATCCTAAAGATATAAAGAATGGATTTTTTGAATTAGATTGGAATAACGAATTCATTGAACAACTTCTTGATGCAGGATATTCTGGTGAAACTAACGAACAGATTGTTGATGCATGGTTTAGGACTATTGTGATACAAATGCTTGAAGAAGAAGGTCATAGTACAAATAGAGACATGGGTTATATTAACGTAGTTCCTATTGATAAGAATAAAAGTGAAGTATCATGATGCGGGACGACCTAATGGTCCAGCAACAAGTAGAATCTGTATGGCAACATATGGTAGGTGTAATTTGTTTGAACCAAACAAGTCGTATACAAGTTAAAAGGGTTTTACCTGTTTTATTTGATATTTGCCCTACTCCGGAAAAATTACTTAAAACCAATTCAAAACTAATTAAAGAAATTATAAAACCGCTTGGAATGGTGAACATTCGTGAGAAAAGGATACGTCAAATGTCAAAAGATTACTTGACATGGGACGGAAATGATGCTACTATGTTATATGGAATCGGGAAATATGGTAGTGATAGTTACAGACTATTTTACAAGAATGAAATACCCGAAGACATTGGAGACCATGAATTACAACGATACGTCAGAGAAGAGTTAAATGAGCACATACATACTAGTTGATACTGCAAATACATTTTTTAGAGCAAGACATGTTATTAGAGGAGATCTTGACACAAAGATTGGCATGGCTTTGCATATTACACTTAATAGTGTAAAAAAAGCATGGAACGATTTTGATGCTGATCATGTTGTATTTTGCTTAGAAGGACGCAGTTGGCGTAAGGACTTTTATCAGCCTTACAAAAGAAATAGAACAGAAGCTAGAGATGCTTTGACTGAAGCACAACAAGAAGAAGATAAAGTATTCTGGGAAATCTTTGATGAGTTTAAAGACTTCATCGGTACAAAAACAAACTGCACAATGATGCAACATCCACAACTAGAAGCAGATGATCTTATTGCAGGGTGGATACAATCCCATCCAGAAGACAATCATGTAATCATTAGTACTGATGGTGACTTTGCACAACTAATTGCATCTAATGTAAAACAATATAATGGCGTAAGTAACACTATTATTACACATGAAGGTTATTTTGATGATAAGAAAAGAAAACCTGTTATAGACAAAAAGACAGGTGAACCTAAAGTTGCACCCAATCCACAGTTTATGTTATTTGAAAAATGTATGCGAGGTGATACAAGTGATAATGTGTTTAGTGCATATCCTGGTGTACGTAAGAAAGGTACAAAAAATAAAGTAGGACTTATTGAAGCATTTGCAGATAAAGATACAAAAGGATATAATTGGAATAATATGATGTTACAACGTTGGGTTGATCATGAAGGTAATGAACATCGTGTGTTAGATGACTATAATAGGAATGTAACACTTTGTGATCTTACTGCACAGCCTGATAATATTAGAACTATTTTAAATGAAGTAATTGAAGAACACATGACTGCAAAAGATATCAGTCAAGTAGGTATGAGACTAATGAAATTTTGTGCGAAATGGGATATGCAAAGGGTTGCAGATCAAGCTACACATTTTGCTGAACCACTAAATGCGAGGTATCCACAATGACAATTAAGGCAAAAGAAGTATTAAAAAATAAATTTTGGCTTGTCGAAGATGATGGTCAAAAGATTGGAACACTATCATACGATAATGAAAAATATATGTTAAATGATAGTAAAGGACAATGTCATTATTTTAGCAGTCAAAATGCAATATCAAAAAACTTTGGTAGTAAAATTAACTGGACCAAACTAGATATTACAGAAACTGAGCCGTCTGAAAAGATGGTCCACGATATGCCTACTAGTTGTATACCTTTTAATCCTATATACGATGTTAAAAGAAAATTGCCTATGTTTAGTAAATCTAATAAATCAAAAAGTTTATATTGTGCTGGTTATTTCATAATTAGATTTGAAAAAGGTTGGGTAAAAAGTTTTTGTCCGAAGCTAATTACTATTGAACGTTATGAAAGCAAAGGTCCTTTCAAAACAGAAATAGAAATGAGAACGGAGTTATCACGTGCAAACAAATGAACCATTGAACACAAGCTCAATTCAAAACTTTATTAAACAAGTTAAAAATGCAGAAAGTTCTAATGCACCAGAAATCCGCCTACCTATAAGCCAAGCAAAAAATCTTGCATATACCTTAGGTATTACTATGGCACGATTACACGGCGATTTAGAAAAATTTGTAAAAGAAAACAAAGCTAATAATGACGAAGTCATAGAAGTAAATATGGACATGGGCGGAAAATGGTAAATGCAAAAGTTCAAGCACCATTGTATTATTGATGAAATAAATTATGATAAAGATGAATTAATTTCATTTTTTCAAAGTATTCCAAAAAAATGTGAGTTACCATGGAACAAATACAAAAATGTAATAAAGGACGACAATCCTAACCAAGTTTACAGATCAGGACGTAAATTTCAAAGACGAGGAGAAGGTGGATTAAACGGAGTATATACTCCTTTATGGGAAGGTAAACATATGACCGAATATCCTCAAATAAAAAAAATTATTGATCGTTTTAATTTTTTACAACCTATTATACCAGAAGATGTTACATTCATGACATATAATCCCGGATTTGTCTTTGCAAATCATACCGATAGATATTTAGAATATAATATTATGTTTCCACTTATCCCAGACGATGGTGGAGAACCAATTACATTTTATAAAGGTGAGGACAAAGACAGAGACAATCCTTTAGGTGTCGAATATACATACAAATATCATACAAATCATCCTACAATATTTAATGGTAAAACAATACATAGTGTAGATAAAATTAAAGAATATCGTGTAATGCTTAGAATTAAAGTATCTTCTGAGAAGTATGAAGATATGATTAAAAGATATGAAGCAGGAAAATTTATAATTTGACATAGTTATATACATACTTAACTAAAAAAGAGATAAATATACGTAGTTAACTAATAAGGACTATGTATAATGAGTAGACCAAAACCAAATATTTTACTAGAGCATGTCGATAAAAAGACATATAAGAGTGAACAAGTATTAAAAGCAGATGCTATCTGGGCTGTATTCTACGAAGGTTCTCCTTTTAACCTTAAAACACAAAACATATTAACCAGCTATCCCGGCCCTAAATATAAAAAAGTATCATTTAGTAATCCAGGACATGCTATTAATCTAGCAAAAAAACTTAACGACACATTTGATTGCAAAAAATTTACAGTTGTAAAACTTACTAAAGGTGAAGAAGTTAGTGAGTCATGAACTGGAAAGAAGCATACACAAAAATATTCTTGAAAGAAGTTGGCAAATCAGTTAACGAATCAACTTTACAGGAGTATATGCCAGTTTGGTGGCAAAATACCAGAAATAAAGATGCTGGTGGTTTAAGACTGACAGATGAAGGTATCGAGTTCGTGACCGAAGAAGTTAAACTTTCTACTTATGATGTTCCATTTCCAAAAGATTTCAAACTTACATCAAATGTATTGGTTTGGCTAGACGAATTTATTGATTGCCCTTACTGGTTAGGAGCTCATGGAATGGTTGTAACGAACGAAAAGAAAGCATTAGAACTGCATCTTTTTTCTGGTGATGTCAAAAAATACGGCATAAACAAAGCATTATCAAGACAAAAAAAATCAAAATAATTGCAAAAAAAGGTTGACTTTTATTCTAAAGGTGCTATACTATATACATACTTAGAAATTAAGTATGGCACTGAAACTAAAAGGAGTACATTATGTCAACAGAAACACTTACAAGAACCGTAAGCCCCAACAAAGCTAAGAAAAGTATCTTGAGGGCTTTCAATAAAAAACGTCCAATATTTTTATGGGGTCCTCCAGGTATTGGTAAATCCGAAATTGTAGGACAAATTAACGATCAA